AAGGAACCCGAACCAATGAAAAAGGCAGATATAAACAAGCCAGCCGTGACCATGTATCCGAAATCTGTTAAAATGTTAGCTGATTATAATAGGAAAGATGGCACCCCTAATCAGGTCTTGAAGCAATCCAAAAATGCGAAGCTTTCAAAAGATAGATTGCCTGTAATTAAAAAGGGTAAGTTCAAGGGCTATGTAATTTATACCTTGACCCTTGAAGAACGAGCCACCTGTCCGCGTTCGTGTTATCACTGGGATAATTGCTATGGTAACAACATGATGTTCGCGCACCGGTTGCAGCATGGCAGCGAATTAGAACAGCGCATCAAAGATGAAATAGAAGAACTGTGCGGGACTTATAAGGGCGTTATTGTCCGGCTTCATGTCTTGGGTGATTTTTATTCTGTGGATTATGTCGCAGTGTGGCAGCATCTATTAACTAAATTTGATAACTTGGCGGTCTGGGGCTTTACCGGCTATGCGCCTGACAGTGATATCGGGCTTGCCCTTCGTGCCGTTCGCGGCGTGTTCGGTGAGCGTTTTTCCGTACGGTATAGTAACGCACCAGCTTGGCAATTCAGCGCGAACAGTGCCGACCTGTACAAACCGGAAAAGAACAAATCAATTGTTTGTCCTGAACAAACCGGCAAGGCGGAATCGTGCGCGACTTGCACCCTTTGTTGGTCTGCACCGGATAAACAAATCTTGTTTGTTACACATTGACCAGATGACAAATCAACCACGCTAAACTTTTTTTGGGGCTAGTATGTTACTTGCAATATCCTTGGTGGTTCGGGGGGATTGGGTGCGGTATTAGCAAAGGGTGTCGCGAGTCGCGGGGCGGCATCCATCTTTTTTATCTATTTTTATTGTTGACCGATTCGGCGGCGGGTGGCATAAACAAATCAAGGCTGGTAGCAAGTACCATGCCAACAACCAATAGAAGGAATAACCAACCATGTTTGATTTAGTAACCACAGAACCACAAACAAGCTTTGTTAATCGCGGCAGCGGCACCTATACGTTTGAACATAACGACCCTGCGAACGTCGATTTGTTCAACAAGCTTGGGGCGGTTCGTAAAATCCCGATTGAAGCTTTGCGCCAAACTGTTGAGGGTTCCACTTTGATTGAGGAACCTATCGCCATGCCGAACTATTCGGCTTTGCAAAATGCAGCGACTGGTGACGTTTTAGACGTTGCCCCCATCGGGAAATCGTACCGGCTCGAACCCCATGACCGGCTATTTGCAAAACAGGCCGATTTATTGAGCGAATCAGATTTGCCGCTTGGTGATGTGTCGGTTGTTGACCGGCTATATGAGGGCGGGCTTCGGGCGCATCGAACCATTCACTTTAATGACCTGCAAACGACTGTTGGTGATAGCAGCGACCTTGTTAGATGCCGCATGGATATTTTTAACAGTGTTGATAAATCTTGGTGTTTTCAAATATTCAGCGGTGCATATCGTGACCTTTGCCGCAATACCTTGGTTTTCGGGGGTGAGAAGTCATATCACCAGAAAGCAAAGCATACCAAGAATCTGAGTGTTGAAGCCATGATAACCAAGGCGGGCGGCTCTCTTGATATGTGGGCTAACCAGCGCGACCAGATGCGGGCTTGGCAGGGTTCGCGGCTGTCTGATGAGCAGTTTGCGAACATCTTGAAAGAAACCATTTGCGCCAAGACTGGGCGGGCAGTAAAGGCCGGTGTTCTTGAGGGTGTCAACGAACGCCTGATGAATGCTTTGCTTTACATGTTTGATAAAGAAAAGCCAGAATTGGGCGGGACAATGTGGGCGGCCTATAACGCTTTGACCCACTGGGCAACTCATACGAATGAGACCGTTACCAATCTTGAGACCGGCAAGGAATACCAGACCGGCAAGAAGACGGCCAAGGTTTATGATGTGCAGCGCAAGCGAAATGAACAGGTTGCCAGCGTCTTGAATAGTGACGCTTGGTTGTCGGTGGCGGCATGACCCCACTAGAGTTTGTTTTGATGCTTTGGGTTTTGTTAGGATAATAAACCATGGAAGCCTTATATGTAATCTATCGCAGTCTGACCGTGCTGTTGATAATCGTGATAATAACAGCGGTCTATCTTTAAACCAACCAACGCCCTGAGGGGCAGAAAGAACCACAAAATGACACAGTTTGATAATGATAAAGCAATGTTGGAACTTTGCGAACAGATGATGAACCTTGCTGAAGATAAGGCCAAGGCCAAGCTTCGCGCCAGTCTTTACGAGGCTTGGAAAGACCACGGCAGGCCACTTGTTGAAAGCTTGCCAGAAGCCACGGCAGCCAAGCCTGCAAAGCCTGCGAACAACTGGCACCGGATGGCAGCGCGGCATCATCGGCTGGTTGCGGAACTCAAGCGCGGCTATCAAGCGGTGCCGGTGCTTGCTGGTAACCTTGAGTGTAAGAAACAGAGCATCTATGCAATGCTAACCACTCTTAAAAAGAACGGTTACACCGTCCAGATTCACGACCTTGGCAGCCGTCAGGCGGGCAGATACATGAAGCTTTACCGTATCGCCTCGTAACTTTGCGAACCTTTGGGGCGGGGTTGTTTCCTCCCTTGCCCGCCCCAGCCTTGCCCCCCTTGCCCTAGTCGGCGGGGGGGTTTTTTATTGCCGGTTATATTAAAGGGGGATAACCGGCGGTAATCCCTTGGTAATCCTTGGGGCTTGTGCGGTGTGGGTTGTATATATTCCCTAAACCAAAAGGCCACCCCACAGCAAACCGGCATGACAAATCAACTACACGGGCGCGGGCGGGCGCGGGTTTATTGCGGGGTTTCATGTGTGTTCGCGGGGTTTGGTTGCCGGTGGTATGCCCTAGGGTATCGGCGATGGTGACAAACAAGATAAAAATATGGCTCGTGCGCGGGTACGCAAGGGTCACCCCACCCCCCCTGCATTTGCTATGCAAACCCGACATATTTTTTCTACTTTTAAGGTTATCGATATGGGCTATTTGCGAACCTCTGGGGGGAACCGGGGTCCCCAACGAAAAAACCCCCGCTGGGCGAACCAACAGGGGTAACTTTGCGAACCTTTGGGGGGCTTGGAGGGATATAGGGTTTACCCCGGCAGGACTTGGTCCTATGGTAGCGTCATTTTTCCGATTTGTCAACCCCCTTTTTACTTTTTTTGTTATTTTTAGGTAAACCATGTAGAAAACAGGGTTGACAGCGGTTCCAAAACCCCCCATAATACAGGGGTGTGCCACATGTTCGCGGGAGAACACCATGTTCGAAGCTGTCCTACTAATATGTTTAGCTGCAGCACCCGAAGAATGTGTTGAGTTGAGCGATACAAGAGGTCCCTACGCCAGTAAACCTGACTGTATTCGTCGTGTTGACGAAATGGCGGAGTTCGCCACGAGTGTAAACCTGTTCGAACTAAACATAAAGTGGAAGTGTACCACCCCAAAGGGCGTACCATCTTAAATCCCCATGAACTTACTACCCCAAACGAATAAAAAAGCTGCCCTAACTGAAAAGCAAGAGCAGTTCCTCGACGCCTTGTTCGAAAACAACGGCAATATGACCGTTGCTGCCGAACTCGTAGGCTATTCCCCCAAGTCAGTTACGTGGCTCAAGGAACGTTTAGCCGATGAAATCATCGAACGCACTAAAGTCATGTTAGCAGGCCACTCCCTGTCAGCCGCGAACAAGCTGGCAAGCCTTGTGACAGCCGTGGATATCGAACGCGGGGACGAACTACGCATGAAAGCCGCAGAATCAATCCTGAATCGCGTAGGTATAGCCAAACAAGAAACAATGAACCACAACGTACAGGCAATCCACGGGGTTGTTCTGTTGCCACCCAAGAAAGAGGTAGTGATAGATGGCTGAACGACCTATTTGGCTCCGTCGGGCAATGGACCCCACTACACCAACGACCTACGCTAACGAAACTATGCGAACCGTTAGCTTTGAACAGGATGGTGTAGAATATGTTGCTCCAACTATTCGTCGTGAAAAAGAAGGATTGAGCAGGCTATCTAATGAGGAAGCTATCAAAGAAGCTATGCGTCGTGGTGACGCTATCCGTGTTCCAAAAGGAATGACGGGAACTAAATTTTCAAAAAAACTAAGTAAAATGGTGGAACAGGCACGGATACATCGTGGACGCAAGGCCACATCAACAGCGGAGACAAGTACAGATGGCTGATATAAGTAAAATGAATATTGTGGAATTAGATACGTTCCTAAAAAGAGACGACATCACAAAGGAACAACGTGCAGAAGCTATGATTCGCATGAATGAAATTAGTAGAAGGGATGAAACACGGCCTGGTTCTGTTCCCATCCCTAAACCAAAGCCAAAACCTAAAGGACAGCAAGTAGCCAAGGGTGGCAAGGTTCGTGGCTACGCATATGGCACCCCCAAGGGCGGTGTGAAGAAAATGTCATCCTGCCGTGGTCGCAAAGCAATGGGCAACAAGGATTAAAGTTATGTCAAAAAATCGTACACTTTTAAATAAAGATGGTACTGTTCCTTCCCGTAGTTATATGGAAATTGCAACAGACCCGAAAGCAGGTTCACCGCTTACATCTGCAATTATCTACGCTGCAGAAAAAGCAGGCTTGACCGGCAAAACTCGTAAAGCAGCAAAATCTGCCGAAACGACTATTGAAGAAATTGACGGTCTGAAAATCATTGTTCGCAAAGACGACGACGACGATTAGCCCGTGGCCCCACGCAAAAGAGTCCTAGTCCCCCCGAACCCAGAAGACTTAGGCAAGGTCGGCAGACCTAAGAAAAGACCCGGTGAATCCAAAACCACGCACAATATAAGTGACCGTGAGCGGGCAAGGCGTTCTGTGCAGATGAAGTTGCGAAACGCCAAGAAGCAGCAGC